ATTTAAGTTTAATTGGGGCAAGTTTTTTGGTTTTAGAATTAAGCACCCAGATAAATCGGTTCTGTCCTTCGTCAGAAAAACGTATTTGATAAGGGCTTCCAACATATTGGACATTCCCACACATCTGGACTTTATGAATATGGCCCGAGATGTAGAGTGTTCCGGGGTTGAAAAAATATGAATCCATTCTTCCGGGTATTTCTCTTCCTGTTTCATAAGTTACTCCAGGGATTTCTTGATGAAAAAATACTATGTCGGGATTTTGAGAATTTATTCCTTTCAAATTTACTAAGAAATCTTCAAATTTTCTTTCATAAGGAATAAATCCAATTTTTACTCCGTCTATTCTAGTAATCATTTGAGTTAACGTTATCAAACAAAGATCAAATAATTTAGCAATAGGATATTTGGGCAAGTTGAAATCATGATTACCGAGCAACGCTGTATGCAGAACTTCTCCTTTTTCTATTTCCGATAACATTTTGTTGCATTCAATAAGTAAGTGGGAGGGAACTTTATCTTTAAGCTCAAATAAATCTCCGAGGGAATAAACCCATTTAATTTCAGGATGACTTCGTAAAATATCTATGATTTGTTGAAAAATATTTAATCCTTCTACTAAACGAGAATTTAGTCCTGTTTTTTCATCAACTTGTTCGAACTCTTTACGTTCATGAAGATGAAGATCAGAAAATATGAGTGAATCTGGAAGTATATCAAAGGGAGATGATGGTCGGAGTAGTTTCCTCATTTAATTCCCCATCGTGCTTTTATTATTCTCACTCGACATTCAGGATTGGCCCATTCTAAAATAGATGCTTCTTTTATTTTGGCTTTAACTTCTGGGGAACGTTTTTGTCCTTTTCTAAGGTCCTTCATCCTTTTTCTATATTCAGGATCTTTCCATTTTTCTTTAAGATATTCGGACCTTCCGTCTTTATAGTTAGGGTCCTTTCTTCTTATTTCATTAGATGATAGTATTTTAACCCTGTGTTCTGGATTTTTCCAAGTATTTTTTCGAATTTCTGATAACATAGATTTTGTTTCTGGATTGGATAGTCTATCTTTATGTATTTTAGACATTCTTTCTTTATATTTAGGATCTTTCCAAAGCTCTTTATTAATTTCTATCATTTTAGTTTTGTATTCAAGATTTTTCCATCTCTTTTTGCCATTTTCTATCATTTTTGCTATAGCTTCTTTAGTGTGTTTCATCCCTTTTCTAGAACCTGCATATCTACAAATATCGTATCCATAATTAGGATCATATGATTTATAAAAATCTTTCCAATATTGTTCTCTGGGAATTAATTGATTTAAATCATCAATTGATTCTTGTATCATTAATACAAAATTTTTCCTACCGTCCAAATTAAAAGCATATTGAAGGTGAGGAGAATGATGAATCCCTTTACGAAGGAGACCCAAATGGTCTTTCCATCTTTTTCTAAAGTTTTCAGCAGACCCTATATACATTTTTCCATTTACCATATTTACAATTTTATATATACCACCATAAGTGGGCATTATTAACTTTCTCAAATTATTTTCCTTTGACGCATTTGAGGATTCAAAAATTGAAACCCATACCTTGCTAAGACGTATGCATCGCATAAATTATCATCATCGAAGTCTACCCCAAATTTCTTATGCACTGATAAAAGCATAAGGTCTTTTTTTGAATTTCCTTTTCCAGTTACAAATTTTTTTAATACAGTTGGAGGAACGATGATAAAAGGATAATTCGCCATAAATAAATCTCGTTTTATTATTCCTGCAAGCTCTCCTAATTGAAATATACTGATTGTTTTGGTGATACCAAAAGCAGGACCTTCTATCATTATTAGATCAGGTTTAATCTTACCAACGGATAATCCAATACTAATTGCTATTTTTGTTAATCTTGGTGTATTTTCCTCTTTGGAAGAAGATGTTATGAGTCGTTGTTCTACAATTTTTTCTTGGGAATCTACAGCTACCAATCCAGTTGCACATAACGATAAATCTAGTCCCATCACTATACTCATGGATTTTTCATCCTCCTTGGTTCCCAAAGAATTCAACCAAAACAACTTCACCATCCAATGATTTAGCCGTTAATTCTTTTCCGGGGAAATATTTCAATTTAATTATAGACCAAAATAATCCCCGTATAGATTTCAAAGCCTCCGTCTTCCATCTTACTTCTTCTTCTCTTCTTTTTGATTCTACTACTGTATGACTAGTTATATCTAATTTCACTATATTAATTTGATCTACCATTATATCTGATATGGAAAACATCAGTTTTTTCCAACCAGATAATTGCAATAAAATTATTTCTTGAGGTTGAACGGGGGTTCCTTTATATTTCCAATTTGGTAATTGTAAAAGTATGGCCGATCCGAATAATTCTTTAGTCAAATGGGTTAAAAACAATTCCCATCGTTTTTCTTCAACGCTAGGACTTAAATTGACTACATTATTTTCATTCATATTAATTCCTACTTTTTGGGACACGTTCAGTTTGAAATTTTTCGTCTATTTCTGTCCACATATTTATAGTTGCATCTTTAAGTTGTCCTTGTAAATTGTTTTGTTCAATATGGGCAATAGCTTTATCCAAACTTTGGAAACTCTCTGTAACCGCCCAGTAGGTAGTCATAGCAGAATTTTCTTTGATATAGATTAAGTTAGCTCTAATATCGTCGATACCATAGTCGAAAATAATATAGATATCAGCTTCTCTATATGGAACATCAATAGAACTTTTAATAACTTTTACTTTAGAATGAACCCCTACGGCTCTTTTTAAATCTTTCCCTCCCAATTTTATTGTCTTTTCTACTTTTCCAATTTGGGTTACTGCTAATCTTAAAGATGCTAAAAATGGTATAGCGTATCCTCCAGCTGTTTTTGTTTTTGCTTGACCAGGCATAGGATCTTGAACATCTTGTACCTGATTTGTAAAAACTATCAATTTAGTAGGATCTGATATAACTGCTACTGCTTTTCTACAAAGTTGGTGAAGCTCTTTGGCTCGGGCACTCCCTCGTTTATCTCCCTTTTCCTCTTCCAATTCTGATAATAAAACTGCTACGCTGTCTATGGCTACCAAATTAATACAACCGTTCTCAGATTCTGGAGAACTCATTATTAATTCTTGAGCTTCTTTGATAAGTCTAGGACGATGTAAATTATCGTCGGTGATTTTTATTCCCATATTTTTTATAAATTCTGGTTGCATTCTTCTTTCTGCATCTCCTATATCAGCACGTCCTCCTTTGGATTGGGCATCGGCGCACATTTCTCCTATAATGGTAGTCTTACCCCCCATGGGGAGTCCTGCTAATTCCATCAATATTCCTCCAGGTATACCCCCTCCCCTTCGTATACGACCACTTATAGCGAGGTCTACTAGGGTAGACCCAGTAGAAATTACTTTAGACATATTTAGTTTTTCTTCTTCAGGTTCTTTAGTAGCTACCAATCCTTTAGCAATATCTTGAATCTTACGTTTAATCAATGGCATTCTGATCTCCTTTTAATAAAACTCTCCATTTGTTGTATAAATCCCTCTTTAAAAAACTAGAAAATCCATAATCCATGCATATTCCCTCAAATACATTGAAATCTAATTTATCTGGTACTAAATCTACGGGGGTTGATTTTTTATGGGGGAGTTTTACTAAGGAATAATTAAAAGTAGGGTCAAAAGCATGTATATCTTGATATTTTTTGGAAGAAACTCCTAATTCTGATTTTAGATATTTTATAGCAGTTTTTTCACCAACTCCCACCACTCCCTTCACGGAGTCAGATGAACACCCTGCGACCGATTTAACGTAGTACCACATATTGGGATCTATTCCTTTTTCTTCTATGAAATCATCTTTAGAGTAAATTTTCTTTTCTCTTGGATTATAAATAGACACTTTTGAATTTAGCAATTGATATAAATCTTCGTCCGAAGTTACGATATAGGTATGATCAAATTCCCAAGCATGGTCATTAGCTATATGAGCAATAATATCGTCTGCTTCTAATCCTGTTTGAATAAAATTATTTTGAAATCCTAATTTAGGAAGAACTTTGGTACGAATCTCTGTAAATTGGGGTTTACCAGAACGAATTATATCTTCCATCTCGGGATCTTCAACTTGAGGGCGTTTTTTATAATCGGGGTAAACGTCTCTACGATATGATTTTCTAGAATCCCAAGCAAATGTAAATCGAGGTTGTTCAAAATCTTCGGATAACTTTAAAATCTCTCTCATGAAACCAAATATAACTCCAGTGGAGTGTTCCTCATAAGAAAGTCCCATCATTGATAACATGGCTCTATATGCTATGAAATTAGAATCAATTATTAAAAGGTTGCTCAAATTTTTTCCTTAATTTTTACGTTTGGTTTCAATTTTATCTCTTTCCATTAGTATGGTGGTCGGGAGTGCCTTCACCCCAAGACATTTGCTTGGTCAGCACGTTTACCATCCGTGTCTCGCTATCGACGGGCGACAACAATCCCCGCTACTCAAGCAAGAACACTCCCAACCTACGTACCAGTTTCAGCAGCCGACTCACTGCTTAACGCTCCCTGGTACGATTAAAATGGGGAAGCGGCCCGACCGTTAGTTGTAGTTGTCGCGCTACCACCACAGACCCTAGCCACCTCCCCATCTCGTAGATGGCTATGGAAACTTTCTCTCCATATTTAATCCCCCTGAAAAGGACTAGGGAAAACCATCTTTAATCTTTTACTTCTCCAGTTACTATTACCCAATCATTTCCTATCATATCTCCTTCAGATACCAAGAGCCTTGATATACTTCCATCTTTCTTTTTAATGGATAAAAATCCGTTGTAAAGAAAGATGAATACATTAGGATTATCCCACTCCAGTTTGGAAACTCTCCCCCCAAGAATGATATTTTGAATAGCTTGAGAAAAGTTCATCGTTTTTCTCAAAGGTGTTTGTTTCATTACTTTATCCCCTGGGCCTTAGACCACGCCGAGGTCCTGTAGCAGGAGCCGGTGCCGGAGCCGCTGTTGCAGCCGGTCTAGGTGTAGGTCTAGGGGTTGCCGGGGCTGCTGGAGTAGGACGGGGAGTGGGTGCCGCAGGGGCTTCTGCCTTGGCTGCATCTAATTTATCTTTCTCAGCCGAGCAATCATCCCAAATGGGACAAGCAGCACATTCGTTATACTTTTCACAATCCTCCCCAAATACTCCCCCTACGGGACAAGTTTGGGCACCAGCCGTACCCGGAGCCGCCGTTGTTTGGACTCGCGGAGTTGCACGGGGGGTAGGAGTTGGATTAACAGCCGGGGCAGGTGTCGGAGGTTCCGCAGCAGGAGCAGCTACCCTGCTTCTCAATCGAGATTCTGCCGGAGGGACTACTACAGGCTGAGGAGGGGGTAATTCCTCTGTGGGTGCTATATCCCCTCCCCCTGTTCCTTGAAAAGCCTGGTTAATTTCATCATATGTAGCATAGTTAATGCATTCATCTAATACGAAAGCAGCGTCAAGAACTTCATCAGGAATGACATAATTCCTATCTACAAACTTATGGGCAAGAAACTCTGAATTCCGTTTGGTCCCCTTACGGGTAAATGAAATGGACTTTCCGGTATCTGGATCAGAGAAAGCTACGTACATATCGGTGGATTTTCCGGCCCCCCGAGTAGGAGTTTTAGCCAAAGGAGCAATATGCTTTTCCATAAACCAATGGGCGGCATCGAAGATTTGAACTCCCTTACCCTCTTCTTTTTCACTATCATAGCAAAGGATGTTATAAATACTTCGACGCTTGGGGGTAAGTTCTTTCACCAATTCTTCATCGTAATCTTCCTGTCTGCGAACTTCTTCACGATATTCGCAGATAGGGCATTGCTTGTTGTAGTTACGGGCCTGGCAAACATATGCATCTTGGTTAACCCCCACTCCGTAATGAACCCAAAGAATTAAAACGTAGTTGGGTTCCCCCGGTTTGGTATTAGGATCATGGTTTCCTGCGGGAAAGGGAATAATATCAATGATGTGTTCCCCTTCTCCACATTTCCAAAGTTTACTAGCAAATTCATCTTTGAAAATGTTCTTAAACTGACCAGAATCATCTCTTTTCTCATACGATTCTTGAGTCTTTCTTGCAAGGGCTTCCTTCATCGCTGCCCTTCGATCAAGATTTGCCATTTTTGCCCTCCTCCCCTTTCGGGGTGTTATCCTTGAACAAGTCAAGGAGTTTTTGGGTGTATTTAATCTTAGAGTCCCACCAACTGTTCAAACAAGCGGTTGATACCACTCTTGTAACAAGATAGATCATCATCATTGCTATTGGTATTCCTATTAAGAAACAAACTACTTGTAACCAAATTGGTATATTGGTCATTCGACTCTCTTTCTGATCCGAAGGAGAGACTTTTGATGTTCCGTAGCATCATCGGCTAATTTTCCTATGCCTTCATTATTTAATTTAACTTCGGAAAAGTAGCCTGAAATATATAATGCTACCAGTTTCTCCAACATGGATCTACGTTGGTCTAGTGCTTCTTTCGCCGCACTATAAATATTGACGGCGTATTGAGCATCTGAAACGGCCTTCTCTGCTTGATTTACCTCCTCATTGGATTCTAATGCAGCATTAATAGATCCTTCAGTAACTTTATCAATTCCGTATTCTCCAGGACGTGACCTGATGTCAATATTCGTATTAGCTTTAACGACTGAAGTTTTACGTTTGGCTTCATCTCTGACTCTGACAGCCTCAGCATATTCTACTGACCATTTCATAAAACGCCTTGGCTGGTCGAGGCAAGCGGTGGATAAATCATTTTTATCAATTTCTAAATCTTGTTCAATTTCGGTGATTTCTATATCAGCCATTTTTTCCTCCCAACATATTGGTAAAAATATTTTTATACAATTCTTTCATACTTTCGGCAGCTAAAGTACTTTGTAATAAAGAAGCCGTGGATTGAAGTACGGCTATCTTTTCTGCTATATCAAATTCATTCAAATCTTGAAGATTAATAAGGATTTTTGCCACTCCTTCATTTATTTTTATAATATTCATTAAATTAAAGTTGATAAATATACGGAGCTTATAAGTCCAGCTTTTCCGCAATCATAATAATTATTTGAGAATTCTGATATAAGCTGAGCTACTCTCTTACCGTTATCATGATTTCCATTTATAAGAACAGAAGAAAGATAACCTAAGATTGCACGTCTAACACTTTCTGGCTCCTGTTCGATATTTTTAAGCATAATTGATAATTCTTTCCAACGAGCCGGACCTGGCTCCTTAGCCATAATCTTACGACAAAGCTCTATGATGGTCGTTTCATCAGGAGTATTTTCATTAATAGCTTCAAGCTGTTTTTCTTCTTCTTTAATATCAATAATTTGGTCTAGAATAACTAGTGCTTTTCTAGCACATCCTTCTGCGGAAAATAAAATAGCATTTTTCACTTTTTCGGATAATTGAACCCCTTCGGATTCCAAAATCCAATTTACTAATGATATCATATCATGTTTACGAAGGGGGGATACGGTATATATGGTGGATCTAGTTTTTATTGTATTTAAAAGTTTTTCTGGCTCAGTTGTACAAAGAATAAAGTAAACCCCCTTTGGGGGTTCCTCTAAAATTTTTAGCATTGCATGTTGGAAATCTTTGGTTGCTGTATGACAATTATGGGCCAGAATTCCATTTGCAAAATAAGATGGATGCCCGTCTATTTCTAAATCGTAGAATTCGACATACCCTTGATTTCTTTCTTTATTAGAAATAATACCTCGGAAAGATTCGTCATTATTTCCTGATTGGTAAATCTCAATACTTTCCACCCCAATTCTTTTAGTTTCTCCTCCTTCTTTTTGTCTCTCAATATAGGATCTCTCCCATTGTGCCCAGGCCCGTCCACTTCTATCGCTATTTTCAATTTGGTATTTCCTATATCCACTTTGTAGTTTGGAGGATATCCCAAATTGAGCTCCTTTTTTGAAGAATGTCCTGTAAGGATCACTACTTCTGTTTCCCATCCTAGAGATATTGATAACAAAGTTTGGGGTTCTGTTATTTTTCCATTCCCTCCCCTTTTCCCCTTCCAAATATGAAGGGTTCCGTTCAATCGTTTGGTAGACATAATTTTTTCCATTATTATTGGGTTTTGAGAAGGGTTGTTTTCTAACATTCTCAAGGAAGATTCTAATCTCATTCGATCCTTCGTTATTTGAGGAATTTTTTTCCATCCCTCTTTCATCTTTCGTATTCTCTCTGGATCTGACTTCGCCTTTTTTATTTGGGGAAGAGACTCCCGGAATAGTGCCACACATCGACGAGAACAAAATCTCCTCGTCCTTTCGGAGAGGAATTTTATCAAAAAGGGAGCTTGGCACCATTCGCAAAGTTTCGTTTCTTCCATTTGGAAGACCCCCTTGTTTAAGGATGTTCCCCATTATACTACTATCGAGTCCGAAAGTAAAATATTTTTTAAGATTTTTGGCCGGAACCCACTCTCCAGAGGGGGTAAAAAATAAATGATCTTCGCTGCAAATAATATTACGGCCATCATTAAAATTTATTTTTACCACTCTATTTATAGGAACTGTATTTTTGAAGGTATTTTTTACTTTACAAAATCCCCCCATACCTTGTACTTTGTCTCCTATTTGAATATTTTCTATTGGTACTATTCCTTTATCGCTGCATATAGTGGTTCCTCTAGCGAAACATTCATCAAGAACTATAACTCTTACATCTCCATATAAAGGTTCAAACTGGCAACTTGCTATAATATCTCTAGCAGTATCAATCCCTCGCATATCAGAAATATTATGTTCGATATAATCCATATCGTTACAACCTAACATTTTAGCGATTATTCTTGCAAGTGTGGTCTTTCCGTTTCCAGAGGGTCCTGAAAATAAAATCGTTTTTGGTTTATCCTCTCTTGCTAAAATTGACTTTAAACTTTCTTTGATAGCTTCGTTACCAAAGAATTCCTCCAGTGAGGTGGGCCTGTACGATAGAGAAAGCGGCAAGGTATCTCCTCCTATCTATTCTACAAGAAATTAGGGTAAATCAGGTTTTACTCCTCTGAATAATCTTTTTTCGTATGCCATGGACCGTCTATCTCCGTTACACTTATCTCTGATATTAATGGAATACATATCCATGGATTATTTTTCAATATGTCCTCAGTCATAACTCTTTTGGTAGTATTTGCTATATATTTTAATTCATCTGGATGAATATCTCCTAAAATTTCGTCGTGAATTTCTCCTATCCATTTAGATTTCCATTCTTCTTTTATACGAAGATCATTGAGTCTATTACAAGATTCCAATAGGCAGTGAAACGCTGTTCCCTGAATAACAGTATTTATGATCTCATTCTTCTTCAAGAATCCCCTTCTGCGGAATCCATGCATCATTTCTACATAACCATTTCTTTTGTATGAATTAATTAATTCTTCTTGAAATTTCTTTACCCCTTTATACTTTTTCCAAAATTCTTGTTCTGCCTTTTGAACCCTCATCATAGGTAGATCATGGTATCCCCTACTAACTAAGTCAGCATGTATATTCTTGAAATATGATCCGTAAAATTCTGCAAATACAAAAGCATTTTTGGCATCAAATCTATGTGTTTTAGCGTCAAATCCAGATAGTTGTAAAAAATCTGACCACTCTTGGTGTATATCTGCTCCTTGTTCTCTCTCTTTCATTAAAACTTTATCTTTTGAATAGCATGCTATAATTCCTACTTCATGACCTCCGTAATCCGCAGCCAATATGATATTTCCAGGAGAAGGAATCATTCCCCCTCTTACCATAATCATAGCTTCTTTATCTCTTTTGGGAATGTTCTGAAGATTAGGCGAATCAGAGTTATGAACGCATATTTCGTTAGCTATAAAATTTGAAAATTCCTCTACTTGGATATCATAAACTTCCGAAAATAAATTAATATCTTCTATTTTGATTATAATATGATTTTTGGTAGTAAAAGAGCCAAATTGATTCCCCCATTTTCTTTGATAATATACCCCGTAAATTTTTGATAATCTTTGAGTTTTATAATAATTAAATCCTAATAATTCTATAGCTGCACTAGGTCCTTGTTTTAATATATTTATCAATTTATTTTTACTTATAAATTTCCCATTTCTATCCCACCTAGATTTTACCACAAATAAATCAATTTTTTCTAATTTAGAATGGTATTTAAAAGTACTAAAATCAAATTCTTTTCTACCCGTTACTACTCCTTTTCCTATGACCAGTAGTTTTAGTAATTGGTACCTACTTATTTTTTTATAATTATGATTTTCCTTTCCAATTTTATATGTTATTTTACCTTCTTTATGTAATTTTTTCATGGTAATAGTTCCACGCAAACGAAGGGTTTCCTTTGGTACTTTATTCATATGTAGTGCACAATGGGAATTTTTAGTGCGCTTTTCCAAGTTATTCGGAATATTGTTAAAATGATTTTCATCTTTATGATGAACAATATCTCCTAATTCTAACTTTTCTATTAATTGATCATATACTAGTACTTGATCTGCAATAGGAATATTTCCTGTAAAATAAACTCTATCGTCCCCTGTAGTTCTACCCATAGACAACACGCTAAATTTGGGAGATTTTTTAGATTGATTCGCTCCTCGTAAATCAAATTTTAATAAATTTTGGGCTTCTACATATTTTCCACTAACAGTTCTTACCAAATGCTCAGGGGTTAGATCTAAATACCCCCTTTTTTTCCATTTTTGACCCGATTGCCAATGAATTCTTATTACTTTTTTGACTCCAGTTTTCCCCGCCCAAAGAACTTTTCTTATGGCTGGTTTTAAATTATTATCATAACAATAGACAAAATCTCCTTCTTTGATATCTTCTATAGGAATTCCTTTAGAAAATTTTGATACATCCCGAACTACTTCAATTATTGTTCCTTTAGCTATGCAACTACTGCGGTAGGTCCTCACTAAATGTAAATTAAAATTAGAATGTAATTTTTTATCAACTTGTAATTCTAATATTCCGTCAATATATGTAGTTTTTAATTTATCTAATTGTCTCTTTTTAACCAAGTTTTTAGCAAAGGGAAGATCCAAACTTTCCAAAACATCCTTATCCACAGACTCATTATCTTTTTCAGTTCTTTTGACCGATTTAATTCCAAGGTAATCAAAAAATAATTTTTTCAAATCGTCTGGGGAACCTAAATTTATATCTCTCCCCATTTTTGATTTAAAGAGATTAGCCTCAGATGTACGAAGAAGTTGTTTTTCAAGAAAGGATAATCTCTTTTCCAATTTAACTTGAGTATCTTGGTAGTATTCCGTATTAACCGTAATTCCTGTCATTTCCATATCAGAGAAAGTTAAAATTCCTTTATGAAATAAATCGTAGGCTCTTGAAGCTGCTTCTGATTCTTTATTACCTTTATCTAAGAAATCCCATTGCTTCTCAGCCAATCTCATAGTGAAATAGGCGTCCAGTCCGTTATATTTCAATAGTTCATTTAACGGACATTTTTGCATAGAATTAAATTTAGTTCCGGGGGCAGCTTTTTTATATTTTGATACTTCTCCTCCGTATTCATATCCCCAATTTATAAATGTTTGAAAGTCTAGCCCGGTAAATTGAGGACGTTCGTCAACGATGTGGGAGAATACCATCGTATCCCAATACCATCCTTTTGGTTCTTCTCCGATTATTATTTTACTCCAAGGGTGCTCCATCTGAATATTTTGAGCTACTTTTAAAATATCGGGGTCCGAAAGTACCCTGCGCCACGCCGTATTTACCCTATCTAACTGTCCTGATTCCCACGCTCCGGGGTAGTTACCGGGGAAGGAATAGGCTAGATCCTCCCCGTAAATAGCGACAGCCGTAGACACAATAGAGTGTCCGGGGAAGTAGGGACGAATTCCCGTAGTTTCATAGTCAAAGGCTATCGTAGGTTTTTGATCTTTAATAGTTTTTAATAAATTTAAAACTTCATCTACGTTGGTCAAGCATTTTATTTTTTGGGAATAATCTATTTCTTCTATATCAGGAAGATTCGAGTTTATTTGTTCCATTGCCCATTTGAGATCTAGTTTAAAAATAGATTCTGCATCTGGATTTCTAATAACAAATGAAGGATGGTAAAGGGGAATAATCCAAGCCTTTATTTGAACGTCGGGAATACAAAGTTTTCTCCAACGTCCGATAGATAAATTGGTAGAAATTGGTTGAGTTCTATTCATGAAAAACGCTTCTACTGCTTTTGCCCCAAAAAGTATGATGTATTTTGGTTGGTATTTCTGAATAGCGGAACGCCACATAAATTCACACGCTTTTAATTCCCTAGTGGTTGGAGTTCGATTGGTTCCCTTATCCGTAGCAGTACGACAAGCAACAGCATTAGTTTTCCAGAAATCTCTATCTAAATCGTACCCCATAGTCCGAAAACATTTACGAAGAAAATGGCCAGTATCACCCACGAAAGCGTTATTTAACTTATCCTCTGTTTCACCAGGAGCCTCCCCTATTATTAAAGTTCTGAGTAACCCTTCCCCCGTGGGGGGAATCTTAGGGGATAAAACTTTTTTATGCAATCCGCACGCATCGCAGCCTATGGCACCTCGGATTGTTTTTGGTTGAACACTTTTAGATTGTGTAGGTAGGTCGAAGAATCCGTTCATTTATTTCCTCTTAGCTAAAAATGCTATTTGTCTGACAATATTTATTGGGGGCCACTCTAAAATCACCCCTGCTTTTTCCATAGTTTTGGTTACATCTATTCCCATGGCTTCTGGTATATAAATGGCTTCATATCCTTCATCTTTACGAGGAGGGAAACTTGAATATTCATCAGTATAATTTAGAAAATAGTTAACTTTCATTTTTAATTGTTTTCTAGCGGAATTTTGCCAATAAAGAAGGTTTCTACATTGTCTGTCTGTCCAAGTAGGATGAAGATATTTCATTTTCTCCGTATGGGATTTAAGATTGAATTCATTTATTACCGCATATATTCTATTTTGTAAATTAAATATTTTATTAAATAATGGGGCAATTGGGGGACAATCTATTCTATTAGAATCAAAATTAGGGCATCCTTTTGGATGATCGGGATAGGGTAGTTTACAAAATACTCTAGTTTTTAAATCTACAATTGGGATAATTACTATTAATTGAAATTTCCAATTATCATTAGCATTAGGATTTATATTGAAAAATCCTTGCATCCTATCTCCATTTTCTATTAGGTATTGTATACACTGTTTTCTTTTTCCAATCAAATCCGTATACGGAATCGTCATGACTAAGTGAATCAGGTTTTTGTTTTATAATTAATTTAGGGAGTTCTTTACTATAAGTTGGTTCTCCTGTTTTAGCATCAAATTTTAATATCGTCCTTTGTAAATATACTTTCCATTCTAAAGGGGTTCCATAATCAGGATGATAATTTGGTAATTGTTCTTTTATTCTTTTAATAAAACTTTTGTATCTTATATATTTTTTAATATTTGATAGTAAAGACATTATATTCTCTCCAAATCTACATTAACTTGTCCTATTGTAAATTTATTTTTGATATCCCCAAAAGTAGTGGTTTCTATCATATTTATAGTTATACTTTCAATTCTAACTCCTGTTACTAATGAAAATTCATCTATATGATGCATAACTGCTTGTTGAATATTTTCTTCCATACGGGATTTTCTTCTTCTAATTTCTTCTAAATCCATTATTAATCCTCCTTCCAAGCTATAGGATCGTGCCCTTTTTCTTTGTATATTTCATTTGCCAAATATTCGAATTGAGGAAATTTTTTTATGAAAGGTTTTACCATTTCAGAAGTGCAATGGCCACAATCTCCCCCATGGGCTAACCAGAATAAATTTATTATGAATTTAGCGGTTTCTTCATCCATTTTTATTTCCCTTGATAAGGATCTTCAGAATGAACTCCATGGCAAGTGGTCATGATAGTAAGAGGTTTTTTCCTTTTCCCTTCCAAAAATTCTGTATCTTTGAAATCCAAAATTGGAATTTTCCCAGCGTAGAAACTTTTACATCTTGGGCATAATTCCCCTTCCCCTCGTTCAAGGGAGGGGGGATTTGCAATTGTTCCGTCTCCCATTTTTCCAGCCATAATTCTTCCTCCGTTTTCATGATATATGGAATTTCTGTAATTACCCCTTTATCTGCCCAATACCATTGTTCATCGAATTCTACCCAATTTGGATGTTTCCAACTACCTATTATATTCATCATATAAACACATGTAGGAGAGTTACATCCACATGTAGTATTCGGAACGTAAATGCTAACCATGGCATGTTTTTCTATCCGACCGCATCCAGGACATTGATATAAAATGTACCCTGCTTGAATATCTGTCATATATACTCCCCATCCGTTGGGACCGGGGACTATTTCAATTATTCCAGGAAATCTCATATTTACTCTTGCTTGCTCATAGAAGCAACCATGATATGTTGAAACTTTTCAGAAGAAAATAAAAGGGACTTCTTAGTAGGAGATAAACGGAATTGACGAGTAATTCCAAGAATCTTTTTGAAAAAATCAGGTTGTACCTTAATTTGCATTCCTTCTTCGAAGAAATCCTTTTTCCATTCCACTCCATCAATAATCTCTCCAGCTTCCTTTCCTGCCCTAATTTCTAAATTCCCCTTTGAATAGGAAAGAAATACTCTGGACAAGGATTCCCAATTATCTCCTTCTCCACTAGCTAAAATTTTAGCTCTTTCCAACGGAGCTTCCATTCCTTTTGGAAACTCTAAAGGATCGGCTTTCATATCAAATTTCATAGATTCAAATAACCCCGTAATCTTCTTGAAGGGGTAATCCCCTGCTAAAATGCGAGAACTATATATAGGACCACCTTCATTTGAGAAATGAACCCAAGCTTTTGATAAAGCCATAATTTCAAATACTGGTTCTAATTTTAAAAGTCCCTCCACTGTCTTGATAGGAAGAGTAAATGCGCTATTCACCGCTTCTAACATAGTATATACAGATACACGGTAGTTATCAGTAGAAACAGCTTTATTTTCAAAGAAATGAACTCCTGCGAGAGGCCCTAAAGCTGGTCCTGTTCCAGCCCCGAAGGAGCACAATTCTAATCCCACTTGGAAATCTTTGGGGAGGTAAAACCATTCTAATCCGTCCGTTTGAACAGCCCAAGCCCTCTCAAGAGAACTAGTTATTTGTTCCTTTTGAAGAGGGTTCATTTTGAGAGTAGTTCTTCCCCCCTTAATTTGAAACTTTCCCTCTTCTGTCAATTTCATATCTATTTCTTCAGCGTCCATTTTGGATAAAACTTTGTATAATTCCTCTGCTCGTACTGCTGTTCGAATTTTTGTTTCTAATGGAAATGATACGCTGATATCTTCCTTGTACGAACGAACCCAATCTTCATCGAATAGGATAAAATCCGATCCAATTGCACTAGACTTGTCAATTCCCATCATTACGGATTTAATGGCTAGTAATAATTCAGACTTTTTCATTTTTTTGCCTCCATTGATTTAGATTCTTCATTTATAAGACGATTTAAATACCATTGGGCTTTCTTTAAATCCTCTAATTTTTTCCCTTTATGAGGAGCACGACATAAATATTTTACGACATTGCCTCCAAGAAAATCTAATTTTTGATCTAATATAAAATCAATAACTTCAATTTTCCCAGTAGTATAATGAGATGGATGATTAATTTGATCTTTCATTCTCCTTCTCCTCCTACAAAAATATCGTCAAAAACAATAAGAAACGTTTTCTTAAATCTTTCTAGCATAGGAATAGTAATCTCTCTCATTTGAGGATGAGCTTTCGAAGAAGTTCTCAAACGAAAGAAATGCCGCCATTCACGAATATTAAAGGTGATTACAATTTCCGTTTTCAAACTATTAGGAAGCACCGATCGAGCTTCTTGGGGATTAGCATTATGTTGAAGCAACTCCATATAAGAATTTTCAGCAGTTTGGCACGCTGTATACCAATGATAAAAACGAGTTCCTGAATTTAATGGTAAATTTTCTGCATGCATTTTTCCAATGGCAGCGTCCTTGGTATATCCTTTTAAAATAAGATCATTAAATGTTTCATAAGCTATTTGATACCAAATAGGCAGAATAACCGTTATTTCTTTACTATTTCCATAGTTACAATATCGGGTAGATTCTTGACTATAGCTTGCTATTCTATGACGAACTATTTCATGAGATACACCACGATCACAAATTACTCTAACTGTTATTTTTTCATGCTCAAGAACCGATTCGTGCCCGTTTTTTATAATCATTTGAACAAATTTAGCCGCAGAATCAATCGTTATTTTATCTTCTGATTTATAGCAAGTTCGTCCATACTTTTCTAATTTTGCGAGTAAATCATCTCCGTGATAATGATATTTTGTTTCATACCTTGGGCACTCTATTTCTTCATCTTCAAATTTCCACCAAGGAGAGATAATTTTCATTTCAATCTCCTATTTTAACATAAGAATAAATTTCTCTTTTTTCCACAGGACAAAGTTTATCTTTAAATATTCTCAAGCTTTCTATCCCCATAATTCCTCCATCATTAACTAATTTATTTTGATTCAAAATAACGGGGTCTGTATAAAATAAATATCTTTGGTATTCATTCAAAAATTTAATATTTCTAGAAAATGAAAATCGGAAGTTAATATAAAAATAATTGGAATCCCAAATATTGATTCCAAGAATATATCCATTTTTATCTACCAAAATTTTCCTATTATTTCCATTAAAAATATAATTAGTCATAACTTCATCATCATGAATTTCTTGATTTCCTTCTTTATTTTTTAACCATTCTATGAATAAATCTTTTAGTTGATTTTCATGATTATCATTCGCTTCAATATACTGCAAAGGGGAATTCCCATACCGTCCAGGAAATTTACGGATATTCTTTCGGAAAACTTGAAATTTGTTTCCAGTTAGATCTAGGAAATGACGAGGGTTATAAATATGTTCTAATTCCAAAAATTCTTTTTTATAATTAGAAGGCATAGACCAATTGGGAAAACTAGCCCATATATGAGTAGCCCAATTTTGGTAATCTCCGCTTATGCTATTTCCATTGGGGAGTAATTCCCCCGTATTCATATTTATTGGGGGGAATAAAATCCATTCGTTGTGTTTCCAATAAATAAAATCACCCGTAATTTCCTCTTTAATTTTAGCTCTTTGAAAATATTCTTCAGAGCAGGGAAAAGTAGGAATTATCTTATATTTTTTTAACAATTCCAAATATTGGTTTTTCAAATTCCCTCCATTTTTTCTGATCGAAGGATTTCTATATCAGTTCCTTCTTCAAGAATAAATACTTTTATTTTTCCTTTCATTTCAGCAGGTAAATTATCTTCCACCATCTTTTTGATTCTTTCTGATCGTTCCATGCTAATTTTTTGTTCAATTTTGATAACTATTAAATCATTTTCACGAACTTCTAATGTTTGGACACTTTTAACAAAATCAATTTCGTTCATTTTTTCCTCCATCATCTTTGTTGGTGAATTAGACCACCCACACCCAAACCAATGTTTACAGGGTCCATTTGTTTTACAGTAGGGGCAAGGACCATCTATATTATTCCAGGGTCGATTTATTTTTTTAATTATAGAATTCAGTTCCTCCGATTCGCAGATCCCGCATAGGGCAAATGGAGGTATTTCATGAATGCAATTAGAGAGTCTCATTTTTTTCCATAATTTTGATCGCGGCACGTAAGGAGCAATTGGTACATTCCAATGAGTCAAATGGTTCTTCTATATGTGAGTAAGAAATGATCTTCCATCCGTGCCCAACAAATGTGCATTTTATTCTTAAATAGAGCAACTTATACCACCACCATTGACGTTTCCACCAAATGCCCCCCACGTTGGATGGTACGGGATATACGAAACACCAAAGCCCCCTATCTTTACAAATAGTCCAACTCATCCTACTTTCCTTCTACCGCTTTCAACGCGGCTCTACAGATGGCGAGAGGAGCAGTATCGGCGTATCCCCAAAATTGCTCTCCGTGTCCCTTGTTATGGTCATCCAAACAACATTCCCATTCGCAATTTTCCCACATAATTGCTGGATGAAGATCTATGAGATGGTCCATGATATCCCATGCGGCGGCTAGATTGGTGGAGTATGACTTTATAAGCCCATCGCCCGATTGGGCGTTGTGCATACCAGCGCACTTGCAAAACCATACGGTCCCAGAAAATCCATCAATGTCACCACCGGAAAGTTTCCATGAATAGTCTTTCCTCACCAATGCAGAACACCCCATGACCTTCTCAGCCACCAGCGCGTCCATCTCCCGGCCAGCTTTCATCGTATCAATATTCATTATTTTCCTTCTTTATAAAAGTGAATTTACTTTAGCATCTATAAATTTAATAGCTTGTTCTACAGTAAAAATTTCTTCGGCCTCATTAATAAAAATATCTATTTGAAATTCTACTTCTGCTTTTGTTATTAAACCAATAATATCTAAAGAATCTAATTTTAAATCTTCGATAAAATGATCTTTTCTATCTATTTTATCTAATGGCATACCAGATTGATCGGATATAATTTTAAAAAGACGATCTTCAACAGAAATAGGTTCTATTTTCTTTCTTTTTTTCAAAATAGGATGGAGGTTTTCCTTAACTTTTTTATTTATGGGTAATAGTCCATCTCCTTTACATTTACTACAAACTTTTGAATTTCCCCCATATATAAGGGACATCCAAGTTTTTTCTTTATTAGGCATTTTTCCAGAACCCTTACAAACTTTACAAAAGTCATATTCCGCTACTGGCATATAAATTTGGAAATGTTCCATAGTCATAGTCATTTATATTGTTATTTCCCTCTTCTTTCTACTGCATCTCGAATATTGCCTACTGCTTGTTTTTGCCCTTCTGTCGCATGTTTTCTTTCTTCAACAGTTTCTGCTATGCCCAATAGAGTATCCTCTGCCCATTCGAAATCATCATCAGATATGCAATCATTTATTTCTTTTAACAAATCCTCCCATTCACATTCTTTACACATTACTTGTCTCCCTCGGCCTCTCTCTTTTTCCTTTCTTCATCTCCAGGGAAATCCTTCGTCCAATCTAACCCCCCTTTATTCATAAGTCCTGAGGAAGAGCCAGATTTAGAGGATTTTCCTCCTTTTGATGATTGGCTCTGTAACCGTTCGACTAATTTGCGACTTATAGAACCAGTTTTTCTACTCTTGCCCCCCATTTGATACCCCCTTTTTAAATTTTCTTCTCTCCCGGCCCTCTTTTACTTTAGCCCTAGATTTTGGATCAGACCAAAGTTGTTTCATAGTTTTAGATAATTTTGATTTTGATTCTTCACTATTTTGTTTTCCAGTATTAGACTCTATGTTTTTTCTTCTATATTCTGGATTATTCCATTTTTCTTTTATAGATTGAGATAAGGACTTTAACATATTTGATCTCATTTCTGGATCAGCCCATTGATTTGTAGCAGATTCTGATGCTTTTCTACTAAATTCAGGATCAGATGCTATAGTATTTGCTCTATTTAAAACTCTTTTTGATCGAATATCAGGGTCTTCCCATTCTTTTTTCCTCAGAATAGATCCAATTTGACGAGATTCTGGTGATCTCATAATTTCTAATATTTTGTCCTTAAATTTAGGGTTTTCCCACCTATCTTTAGTACTTTTAGACATTATAGCTTTTACTTCTGGGTTATCAAGTCCCTTTTTAATAGCATCTTTCATTCTATTTTTATATTCTGGATCTTCCCATAAATTTTTAACTGATTCAGATATTTGAGATATAATTTCAGGATTATCTTTGTATCTATTTTTAGTTAATTCAGATAGCTTTACTTTAGATTCCTCCGACCATTTTATCCCCCTATTGGATTCTGCTATTTCCCGAATATTATACCCATTTTCTTGTTTATATGATTCATAGTAATCTAACCAAATTTGTTCTCTAGGAACTAATTGAGTTAAATCATAAACTAATTCTATTACCATAAATACAAAAGATTCTTCCCCATATTTACAATAGGCAGATTGAATGTGTTGAGTATGTTCTCCTCTACGAAGTAACCATAAATG